TTCGAACTCCTGCTCGTATTGTTCTTCAGTCATAATGGCACGTGCCTGTGCCAGCTCCTCAACTGGAATCACTTTGGTTTCTGAAGCTCTATAGATTTTACCCATCCAGTCTTTATGACCACGTTGGGCGTAATCGTATACTTCCCAGAATTGATTATGACCCATTGGTGTACCGATAAATAAAACCCATCCTAATTTATCGGACACTGCTGGACGAATAATTTCAGTCCATACTCTTGGAGACATAATTGCATATTCATCCATTACAACGCCATCAAATCCCATACCTCGGATTGAATCAGGATTATCTGCACCAAATATTTGAATTCTCGATCCATTAAAGAGATCTATTCTTAACTCAGTCTCATTTCTATTACCACCTAAATACATAAGTGGTTTTGTATAAAATTTTAAATATTCCCAAGCTATAGATTTACCTTGTCTATAAGTGGGAGCTATAAATGCACATAGCGATCTAGATTTAGCAGCTGCTGTTTTTATTAATTCGTTTATTGAAAGTACACTTTTTCCAAATCGTCTATGACATACCAAAACATTAAATCTTTTTTTATTGTTGTGTACTTCTAGTTGGTATGGTCGTGGCTTATAAGGTATTTGTAATATCTTAGTCTTTTTGCCATTCGACTTTGATTGCGATTGGTTCATCGGTTCCTAATTTTGTTGTTGAAGATGCTAACCTTGGATGAATGTAAGGTGCAGCTTTTTCTGCTGCATA